ATACCAGTCCAAATCGTGAAGTGTTTTCTTTGAACTATTTTCGGATTGTCCTCAAAGAAAATTTGAAGAACATTATATCCCATATTGAAAGCGGTGTTGGCAATCTTGGTTAAAATTGTGGTCTTACCAACACCTGTGGGTGCAAGTATGACCCCAATTTCACCTTTGGCTAATCCACCCTTTAATAGTTTGTCAATACCAGCAACTCCCATAGGAATTGGGTGTCTATAGTCTTCTTCCAATACTGTTTCCAAACCCGTAAAAATATCAGAGACATTTTTCTCAACTTCTCCCACCTGTAAAGCTTCACGGACTAAACCTTCCACTTTATCGTAAGACTCAAAGTCACCCTCTGTGATAATTTTTTGGGCTTTGTCCATAGCCTTCTGAAGCTCTTGTTGTTTACAAAACTTGAGTGCTTTTTCTTGGACAAACTGTGAACCTTCGAATGGTGCGTCTTTGACTTGTTTGAGTGTGTCGAGAACTATCTTTGCAACAAATTCTTGTGTAACTTCGGCTCTGATAAGTTGTTCCAAAGTTTCAAAATTCGGAGTAGCCTCAAACTTTTTATAATACTCTTTGATTAATTGAATAATAATTTTGAAATACTTGTTATCGAAGTAAGAACTCTCAATAACATCCATAATGGATGAAGCGAAGTCTTTATCTTCTATAATTTGGTTCAGTAATTGTATCTGAAATGTGTTGCCTAAGTAGTCAAAATTCTTATTCATAACTCCGAAATATATCCCCTCTATTTATTAAATATTAGTCCCTCAAATCAAATTCGCAGTATTGATAATTTAATTCTTCAGATGAAAAAATGTCAGTCAAACTTTTCAAAACATCTTTCAAATATGGTCTTACGTCCACCGTATAACGAACTTTCGGAGGAAAAATTTTACCATCAAAAATTCTATGACAAATTGTCTGGTCTCCCACTTTAACATAAATGTTGAATACTTCAGGTCCATCAGTGAAAGAAGTTTCCATGATTTTTGAGTCATGTTTGATTGCTTCCATGTTGTCCATCATATAAACAACCGTTTTCATTTTGAGGTAGTAGTGAAGCTCATCTTTAAGGTCTTTGATAAACTCATAAAACTCAATTGAGCTTTTCGCATCAGGATTGTAACCTTTAACATTGAAGTATCTTTGTACTACAATGTTTTCGTTGAGAGTCAAAAGAAACTCCATCTTGGTGATTTCTTGTTCTTTCATGTTTTTCATTTGTTTTTAGTGTTTCGTTTTTCTTAAAATTTAAATAAATTGTCTGTTTCTTTTATTCCCAATTCTTCATCTCTGTAGAAGATAACTGTGTGTTTGTCTTTCACTTCTTCATCGGTGAAATAATAAAGTGCCAACGAATATCTTGACACGTCATCAGGAGTGTTTAATGGTATTGGATGTCCGTGAGGTGCATCTTCAATAGAAAAGATAACCGCTCTGTTGAATATAGGTTCGACCTCAATTTCTTTCTTCCAAGGGTTCCCACCCCATAACTCCAAGTTACCACCCCATTCTTTCTCCCAATTTTCATTTAAATAAAGTAGTACGTTTAAGTTACGTTTCCATTTTTGACCAGGGTGTTGGTTATAATCAATGTGGATGGATAACTTACCCCCTTTATTTATTTTATGTATTCCCCCTCCCAACATTATAGGGTCTCTATATAATTTTTCAAACCCTGTTAGATTTTCTAAAAATTTAATAAATGGTTTAGAGTTCATATAATCTGTAACCATATTAGTAATTGGAAGATTCTGTTTAAATTCTTCCATATCCGTAATCCCTGACGGATAATATAGTTTGTTTTTTTGAAATTCTTCAACCCATTCCTCTTCGTTAGAAAACCATTTTTTGTGTTTTTTAATTTCTTCTAAACAACTTTTTAGTAAAAACTCGGGTAGAAAATTATCAATCACAATATACGGAAAAGGTTTTGCATTTCTATATTGGACTTTTAGTTTGTCTGATAAAGTGTAGTCTATCATTTCTTTCGTTTTTCTTTTCTTGTTAATTTCATAAATGGTCTTAGGAAGTTTACCCAAGCTTCATCGTTTTTTGGAAGATATTTGAAGAGACCATCTTCCATCATAAGTCTCATTAGGTTTTTGTATCCTCTGTCTGTAGGGTCAATTGTGTCTGTGTATATTTGTTCGACAAGTTCTTTACCTTCATCGGTAATAAGTGGGTTCCCAAGGTCTACAATCTTCATGTTTGTGTTGTAGAACTCCTCACCAAGTATACCATTTTTTGTCTTACCAGTCAAAATATTCTCAAGGGCTTTTGGTTTTTTCTTTTGCTCGTTATTTCGTGCAATATCGAGTAATTCGTCCATAGTACAAGGTATTTCCTGCAAAACAGGGAAGAATTTTAATAAAGTTTTTTCCCCTAATCCTTCAATACCATCGATATTGTCGGACTTGTCTCCTGTGAAAACTTTGGTAAGTAAAACGTTATAATGTGGTATCTCAACTTTGTTGATTGTTATCATATCCCCATTCTTAAAGTATTGTTTTGAGATTGGAGAATATATGGTAACTCTTTCAGATATGAGTTGAGTTAAGTCTTTGTCTGCTGAGAAGATTATTATGTCCTCATCTTTTGCGACTTTACAGTAGTGAGCAATTAAATCATCAGCCTCGTTGTTAATCATCTCAACTTGGCGTACGAATATCTCCTCGAGGTATTGTTTAACTCGAGATTTTTGTTGGAGGTATGACTCGTACTTGTACTCGTTCATATCCTGCCTTCTATTCGCCTTATATTGTGGGTATAAAGATTTTCTTATTGATGAGTTTGAGTCGCCGTCCCAAAATACAACCACTTTATCGTGATTGTGCTCCTCCAAGAATCGTCTAAGTGTATTGATGAAGTGATATACTCCACCTATGTGAGAACCGTCCGTAAAAAGGTCCTTAACCCCGTGAAATCCTATTTTAAATAAATTGTCTCCGTCGACAAGTAGTGTTTTTGTCACAAACCTCTTTTAAGGGTTACTCAATCTTCTTTTTCTTCTGTCAATGTAAAATCGCCTTCAGCACCTATAATATCTTTCCAATAATCAGCATATTCTTTTTTATATGCCTCAATAGAAGTTTTTTCCTCTGCAGAATCTTTACCCGCCAAAAATCCGTGTGGTGTTACAATAATTCTTCCATCATCATATCCAAGCCCATTGATATGGTTTTTCATCACTGAAATTTTACTTCTGACTGCAAACTTTACAGTTCTTTTGTCTTTGGTGGCAGTAATCTTTGTTGTACCAGCACCTTTTTGATTTCCAAACAAAAATACAAGGGATGAGTTCAACCAAACGGATTCTCCACCCTTCGCTTTGATTTTTGGTTGTCCAAATGGATTATCAGGAAGTTCGACCCACGGTTGATTGATTATAATAAGTGTGTTTTCGTAGTCGGTATCTGCTTTTCTAGAACCTGAAATTCTTTGATTAATTCCCATACCAATCTTATCTGACAGAACTGAAGCGTTGTGTTGTTTACCACCTTTACCTTCATATGTCATCTTACATGGTACAGAACCAACAGAGTCCCAAATAAAACAAAGACTATAATTCAATTCCCCTTTTTCCTGAGCATCCAAAAGTTGATTTATATAGTCTGTAATTTGTTCGATATAACTAAAGTTATTGTTGAATAAGAAAAACCCATCCCAATCCATTTCTCCTGTCTCGGTATCTACTACTTCCTCACATTGGAAACCCATAAGTTTTGCGTGGTCAAAACTCCACTTTTGTTCGGTAATGATGAAGACTGGAAGAATTTCTTTCCTTTGAGCATCCACTGCGGCTTTGATTGCTGCAGTTGTTTTACCTGTGTCGGAGTGACCAAGGAACATATTAATGTGTCCAATCGCTGGCCCAGGAAGTCCAACTGCATCTAAAAAGTCTTGACCTAAATCAAGGAACCTTTGAGGTTTATATTTTGCAGAAGTGGAAAACTTCTTTTTTAAATTACTAAAATCGTTTTTCTTAATTGCCATAGTTAAAAGTCTAAGTCGTAATCAATGAAATCAAGTAGGTCGTCTTCGGGGTAAAAATCTTCCCAAGTTCCATTGTTGTTAATATAAAATCCCCCACCATTACCATCTTCCCATTTTCTCAAATGATAAACTTTTCCATCTCCATCTTCCAATTTAAATTCGAAGGTAACTGCTTCGTAGATTTTTTTTGGTTGTTCTTGTACTTTGAAACTCATAAAATAAAATTAAGGGCGGTTCATCACCGCCCTTGGTTATAAATTAGAATGGTAAATCTTCATCAGCTGCTGCGTCTGCTTGTGGGTCTACGGTTTTTGAAGGTTTACTTCCACCCATAGAGGTTTCAGAAACTTCATCGTCACCATAAACATATCCACCTTTTTCGTTATCCCACTTAGGTGTTTTACCCTCAGCGATTGCTTCTAAGTACTCAACAGGTTT